CACCATCTGGAAATATATTAAAAGAATTATTAAAAAATAATATTCGTTTAGGAATTTCATCAAGAGGATTGGGGTCTGTAAAAGAATTGAATGACGGGACTGTAATGGTTCAGGAAGATTTTGAATTGGTTGGATGGGATTTTGTTTCAAATCCATCTACACATGGAGCATTTATGGCACCACTACAAGAATCAAAGCAATGGAAGCAAATTGCAGAAGAATGTGGTAAATGGTGTAAGTCACAAGATTTGATGAGAGAAATATTAACAGAATTAAACTAAATAGAATGGCAAAACTTATAAATCTAATACCAATCACCTTTAATATGAAGGAAGCAAAGGATGTTGATGTTTCTTCTTTGGTTAAAAAAATTGAGAAACATACCGATAGAAATGCACATACTGAATCGGTATTAGAGTTGGCAAAATTTTTGAAAGAGAAAAAAATGGAAAATATCCTAAATTCAATTATGGATATTCATATGGAAATGGGAAGTATGCCAGCAGAACTATCCAAATTAAGAGGACAAATTTTAGATGAATTACTTAAGTTTGTTAAAACTAAATACGGATATGATATTTATACACAAATAAACTCCGCATTCTAATGGAAAAATTAAAAAACTTACTGCCTAAAAAACAAATAAAAGAAGGATTAGAGGATATGGATGTTTAAATCCCAGCAAAAGTTGATAAATTTTTGGATAGAGCATTGAACGTAGTAAAATCTTATAACTTACCAAGAAAAAAAGAACAACTTGTTATTGCTAAATTGATAGATGCATTGGGAATGAACCCATCCGAACTACAACAGGCAGTACAAAAGTTAAAAAGATATAAAATTGTTCAAAGAGAGGATTCTACAATTAAATTGAAAAATTTAGTAAAAGAACGTAAAGTTATAAATGGAGTAAATTTAGATGATTATTCCAATGATTTTCAAAATTATATTGCAAAAAAATATAAAGGAAAATCTATTTCAATGTGGAAATTATCTACCGATCCAATGGCCGGAACATTTTATTGGTCGAAACCAGGATCGGAAATAGAAGTGTTGGCCACACCATATTGGGATGGCCAAGAAGAATTGCCGATAGATGTTCAAAATGTAAATACCGGAGATTATATATCTCAAAAAAGTTACCCATTGAAATTTACAGCTGATATGAAAAAGGATGAAGAATCCTATTTCAAAGTATTAAAACAAGTATTATCTAAAGTAAAATAATATATGATAAAGTTAAAAAACATCTTAAGAGAAACCGAAGAATTTCAACAATTGCCATCCGAACTAAAGAGGCATTTTTTAGAAATTATATCAACATACGGACAGCATAGAGAAAGTATGAAAAGAAAATCTGATATTAGGCAGATTGCGGAAACTTTGGGGGCTATTGCAGATGCGGCACAAGAATATACATTGAGAGAGGGTGGAGATTGGTTTGATAGAGTAACTATTAAGAGAAATATGAATGAACTTAAAAAGTTACAAGGTGCTTTCGAAAAGGAATCAGTAGAAGCAAAATCACAGGAACAAAGATTAGAAGCTCTTTATGAAGATATGGGACATGTGTTAGGTAGATATTTTGAAATTGCAGAAATCAGCGAACAACAAATGCACCAAAGATTGGGATTGCAAGAAAAAGCACCTGAAGGATGGGAAAAGACTGTAAAGGGAATGAAAGATGAACCTGGTATAGATAACCCATATGCATTGGCACATTGGATGAAAGGACAAGGATATAAATCTCATAAAAAATAAGAATGGAACAATTAGCATCCCTTTTATTACATAGTAGAACACAGTCGCATGTATTTCATGTTGGTGTTTCCGGAGTAGGAGCAGACTCGGCCCATAGAGCATTACAACATTACTATGATACTATTGTTGATTTAGTTGATGGTCTGATTGAAGTATATCAAGGAAAAGAAGGATTGATTAAATTACAACCAATAAATGGTTTAGATTCAAATTGTGAAATTGAAAACATAATTGCTTATTTTGATAAACTTTGTAAAATAATTGCAAAGTTAAGACAAGATAAAAAACTACAAGATAGTTGGATTCAGAATGATATAGATACGGTAGTTTCGTTACTTTATTCCACAAAGTACAAACTAACCTATCTAAAATAATGGAAGAAGTAAAAGAAAACTTTATATCTAAAAACTGGCAAATCATTGTAGGAATACTGACAGTAGCATTCGCAGCAGGTGGTATTTTTAGTGAGTTTAGATTGATGCATAAAGAAATAGATGAAATAAAAAAAGAAACCGATTCCAAGGTTCAGCAAATTATTGAAGAAAGAGAAAGAAAGGCAGGTTGGTTACAGGAGCAAGAAGAAAGAATTGATGAATTAGAAGAATGGAAATCTTTTGAAGATGGAAAAGCAAGCAAATAATTTTACCGATACATTCTTTAGTAAGTTAAAAGAACAATCATTTACAATTATCATATTGGTTGGTATAATGTTTTACCAAAACCACATATTCTCCACACAAATGGAAGAGTATAAAAGTATTATAAACCAAAAAGAGCAATTGGTTTTGAAACTAACCGATGATGAGAGAAACCGATTGATAGAAAGAGAAAAGTACCTAATACAGCAAAGAGATACGTTTATAGAAGATTTAATTGGAAAAAATAATTAATTTCTTTAGTTTTCTAAAAAAATTTTATATATATTATCAAATATCCCATTCTGTATGGGATTTATACTTTCAGACATAGTTGATTAATGAATACCCTTCTCTTATAAGGTGTGACCGAACAATCAACATAATTACATTGGAGTTTCCTACGAAATAACTTCACAACAAAATTAAGGAGAAAACAAAATGGCAAATTCAAAATTGTTAAAAGAAGCAATTGCCGATGCTAAAGCCGTAAAAGAAACCGCATTAGCTAACGCAAAACTCGCTCTTGAAGAAGCATTCACTCCAAGACTTCAATCTATCTTATCTCAAAAGATGAGAGCAGAAGCCGAAGCACAGGATGATGAAGCTGAAAAAGTAGACGAGGAATTAAGTTCAGATGGTATCGGGTCTAAAGTAGACGCTGGATACGCTGAAACTCCTGGTGCACAACCATCTTACGATGCAATTACTGATTTATCAGTAGGTGTAAAGAAAGATAGTGGTAAACCAGAACAAGCTGGTACTGACTATAAGAAGGTAGCAGACATTTCTGAAGAAGAAAATCCTTTCGACCAAATGGGTGATGAAGATCAAATGGCTAAAGACCAAGAGATTGCTGAATTGAAAGCTAGATTAGCAGAATTAGAAGCAGGAAATCCAATGGGCGGAGAAGATGAAGAGGGTTCAGATGATGAATTCAACTTCGATTCAGAAGAAGGTGATGGTGAAGATTACATGCCATCCGGTGACGAAACAGAAGAAACCGAAGAAGAAGATGGTATGGATTTGGAATCTATTATCAGAGAGTTAGAAGCACAATTAGGTGACGAAGAAGGTTCAGAAGAAGAAATGCCTGCAGATGATTCAGCAATGGCTGAAAATTTAGCAGATGGTTCTGAAGCTGGTACTGACAAAGGTGAAGATCCTAAAGTGGTTGTAACTAACGAAGAAGAAATGAAAGATGACGAAGAGAAAAACGAAGTTATCGATCTTGAAGAAATTCTTCGTGAAATGGAAGCAGATATGAAAGGTGATGATGAAGAAAAGAAAGATGAAGCTGTTAAAGCTGAATTGAACGAAGCTTACGCAACTATCAAATCTCTCCAAAAGACAATTAACGAAGTGAACTTATTGAACGCTAAGTTGTTGTTCGCAAACAAATTATTCAGAGCTCATAACATGACCAACGAACAGAAGGTTAAAGTTATCGAAACTTTGGATAGAACAAAATCAGTTAGAGAAGTTAAATTGGTGTACTCTACATTAGCAGAGAACTTCAAATACGCTACAACTAACAAATCTACTAAAAAATCAATCTCCGAAGGAATCGCTTCTAAAGTAGTTAAGTCAACTGCACCAAAAGCAGCTAAGCAAGTAATTGCAGAATCTACAGATTTCGCAGACAGATTTAAAAAGTTAGCAGGTATTATAAAATAATTAAAAATTAATTAAAATGGATTTAAAATCAATTATGCAAGGAAAAAACCCACAATCATTAATGCTTGAGCAAACCAGAGGTTTGAAAAGCAAGTGGGAAAAAACAGGATTACTCGAAGGAGTTGGTTCTGAAACAACAAAGCATGGTATGGCAGTAATGCTTGAAAACCAGGCAAAACAATTATTGGATGAGGCTACAAGAACAGGTACCAACGCAGGTTCTGAAGAATGGGCTGGCGTGGCTCTTCCATTGGTAAGAAGAATCTTTGGTTCAATCGCAGCGAAAGAATTCGTTAGCGTTCAACCAATGAACTTACCTTCAGGTCTTATTTTCTATATGGACTTCAAATATGGTACTGATACCGATGCAGGTAGACCAGCATCTGGTTCTTCTATGTTTGGTAATGGTGGTACTTTTGGTAAAGACTCTTTAGCACCAGCAGGTAACAAATTAGGTTC